GCGCAGCAGCGTCACATGCAGCAGAGCGGCAAGCAGCTGTCTCTGCGCGATGCCATTACGACCGTGGTCAGAAACAACCCCGAGCTGTACATGGCCTACCGCCAGAGCTCCTACGCCGGAAAGGAGGACTAGTCGATGCCTGGCATGGACCACATTCTCAGCAAGGGCTTCCTGGCAACGGGTGGCGCGGTCGCCTACAACAGGTGGGCAGTCGTCAAGGCAGTGGCGGGCACGACAGGCCAGCCTGCACAGTGTGCGATTGCCGTATCTACCACCGACGCGGCAGTCCTTCCGCTCGGGGTCTGCATGGAGGACCTCGACGCAACCAAGACCAACACCGGCAAGGCGATCATCAACATCGCGCTCCAGGGCAACGTCAAGTGCATCTGGGATGGCGTTGGAGCAGCGCCGACACCGGGAGCGGTTGTCAAGCTCTCTGGCAAGGCAGCGGGTACTGGCAACGGCCAGGTTACCGTAGCAACCAAGGCAGGTGCAGGTGCTCAGCCCGTCGCCTGCGTCGGCATGGTACTTGACATCCTCGGCAACTCGGTCGGTCAGGCGGCGACCGCAGGCGACTGGTTCGATGTCGAGCTCGTTCCGGGCATGATGTACTAAGAGAGGAGGAAGCTAAATGGCGGTCTACGCCCCAACAGGTTCAGGCAACGTTCACATAGACGTCGTTCTGACACAGATCAGCGTCGCATGGCCTAACGAGGGACTGGTCGGCAACGTCCTCTTCCCACCTGTGCCTGTTCAGAAGCAGTCCAACAAGTACTACATCTTCCAAGGCCGCGAGGGCTGGTACCCCGAGCTCGACGATGCCAGAGCTCCTGGCACCGAGGCGAACGAGGTGCCGGGACTAACCGTGTCGCTGGGCAGCTACTACGCCCAGGAGCACGCGCTCCAGATCGCAGTGACCGACGAGGAACGGGAGAACGCTGACAGTCCGCTCAGCCCGGACGTCGACGGTACGGAGATGCTCGCGTCCAGGATCGCACTGGGCAAGGAGTTCCGTATCTACACCATGGTGACGACAGCAGCGAACTACAACGCGGCACTCACGCAGGCGTTGTCAGGTGCAGCAGCCGGCGGCTACGGTGCGCAGTGGGACCTCGCTTCTACCACGCCTGTCAAGGACATCCGTACCTCGATGCGCCAGGTGCACAAGTTGGCGTTCCTGCAGCCCAACCAGGCAATCATTCCCTACAAGGTCATGTCCGCACTCGAGGACAACCAGGACTTGATCAATCGCATCCAGTACGTCGAGCGCGCCATCCTCACGCCGGATCTGGTCGCGTCGCTGCTCAGCTTGGACAACGTCGTTGTTCCAGGCTTCGGTATCGCTACCAACAACCCGGGTCAGACACTCGCGCTGTCGTACCTGTGGAACATTGAGGTCCTGTTCGCCTACGCGCCTCCTCGTCCAGGTCTCAAGGTGCCTGCCTTCGCATACCAGTTCACCTGGGGCTTCGCCGGCGGTGGTGGCGGCGGTCTGGGCTTCGGCTCGGGTGCGTTCTCTGGCGAGGGCATTGACCCTACGGGTCCGTCAACGCTCAACCCGTCGACCGAGGCCGGAGGGGGTCGGGGGAGCAATCTGCAGGGCGGGATCGTCGACCGCTGGCGTGAAGAGCGGCGTGCCTCCGACGTCATCAGGTTCAGGCAGCGCTATGACCTGGAGCTGATCGGTCTCGACACCAACGGCAAGTCGATCTGCGGCTTTCTGTTCACCAACGTCCTGTCCGGTAGCTTCGTCGGTTAGGAGAAACGATGCCTCCCAGTCCACCTTCGAATTATGTCGCCTACACCAATGGGCTGAACTCCGAAAACGTGGAGAACGGCCATGCCCCCGGCGATCCTGTCGATCCTGCTGACTACACTCAGGAGGAGTGGGACTACCACGTCATGCACGCCAACGTCGTACGTGCAGGCGGTCCCGACGATCCGAATCTGCTTCCGCCGCCCGGCGAGGTCGAGGAGGACCCGCTGGCTCGGCGTGTCAGAGAGCTCGAGCAGCAACTGGCGATGCTGAGCGGTACGCAGACACGTCCACCGGGAGCGCATCTGGAGGCCGAGCCAGGTGCCGCCGACGTCGACGAGAAGGCGGCAGTGAAGGGACCGCCTGAAAGACGATCGCCGCCTGCCAACAAGTAGGAGAGAAGAGGAGGAAAGGAGAGCTTAGTGGCCGCGCACATAACCACGGGTGACATTCAGTCATGGCTAGAGTCTACTAAGCTCTCCGTCTCCTCAATTGACCCGTCTCTAGAGGCTCAGGTCACAGGAGAGGTGTTTGGTAGGCTCTCGACACAGTTCGGTCAGTTCGTACCGCTTTGGGTCGATCCGACTACTACGCCACAGATTGTCAGGCAGATCATCGCAATGATCTATGCCGGATGGCTTTACGACCGCTCCTACTCGGAGGTCGAGACCAATGAGGCTAGGGTCTCCTACGGTGCAGTTCTTCGCACGTGGGCTGCGACGCTTATCACTGACATCTTGAGCGGTGGTGTGATCATTGCCGAGACTGAGCCTGGCGGTCCTGCTACTGCTCCTGTCTTCTACCCAACTGATGCAAGTTCGACTTACGATGCCTGGGTTAATAACACAGACCTAAATGATCAGTCTCTAGGCCCCGCCAAGTTCGGGATGGGGATGGTGTTCTGATGCCTACTATGCAGAGCGGAGGCGTTCGGCTAGACAGCCTAGTTGACATCGGCTACGAGTTCAAGCCCACCATCGCAGTGTCAGCCAAGTCCTTCAACACTCTTGAGGAGGACATTCGTTCTTTCCGAGTGCCACTTAAGCGATCTATCCAAAGAGTCATTGCTCCCTCGATCAGTGCAAACTTCCTAGCTAACGGGCGTCCTGATGGCTGGGCACCTTATGCCGACGGCACAATCGCCGTCAAAGCTAGCGACCCTAGAAACAAGTTCACGGAGAACGAAATGCTTCGTCGTTCCGGGCTCCTGTGGAAAACGATGCAGCAGTACAACGTGTGGACTGTGACGGAGAAGCAAGCTGCCATCTTGGCACTCCCGGACAAGATTTGGTACGGTGCTATTCACCAGGCAGGCTATGGCGGTGGAGCTGCCGCTATGACTAGTGGCGAGGCTCGCGCTGCAGGTCGTATATCGGGAAGGTTCGCTACGCCAGAAGAGCTTAGTGGTATGGGCGCAGGCGTTATGACCAACCTAGCCGCGCGTGAAGCTGGTCTTATGGCAGGCAAGTTCGCTACGCCCGAGGAGCTGCGTGCCATGGGTGGTGGTGGAAGTGGGAAGGCTGTTAACATTCCCGCTAGGCCCTTCGCTATGTTCCAGACGGAGGATATGGACGCCATCCAGAACATATTTGCTCAGTGGCTGCAAGAGCGTATCGATGCTAGACTTGCTGGCTTGTCTGCAAAGACGGTGCGCTTATGGCTCTTACTGCAAGTGCCGAAGTTGTAGCTACCGCTATCAAGGCTGCCATCGATGCACATATGGCTAGCCTGGGCATAGAGGCAACGTACTATGGTGACCAGACCATTTTGCCCGTGACCCCTGCTGTCTGCATTACGCCTGGAAATAAGTCCAGAGGTTTCCAGGGCGCTTCGCTTATGACGGAGAATACGTTTGAGTCTTATGTGTTTGTATACTTTGGCAAGGTTCAAGACGTGCAGCAAAACCTTCACTCTGCGCAGACCCTTGCGGACGCTATTGAGCCCATAGTCCAGGCAGACATGACGCTTGGCGGCATCGTCATATGGACGATATGTACACAGAACGAGCCGGGCATAATTAACAAGCAGGGTAGTCTGTTGATGGGCAACCGCATGACGTTTCAATCCTACAGTAAGACTAGGCTCCCGTGAGGAGGTAAGTTGCCGTACACAGTGAAAGTCGACCACCCCAGTGTAGGTGACAGTGACATCTACATTCATGGTCTGGGCACGTTCCGCAACGGGACCGAGACTGAGGTCGACGACGATCAGGTGATGCGGTTCCGCATCATGAACGCTACTCAGGTGATGTCGGACTTCAACGAGACCGGCGGCTTCAGTATGGAGCAACAGCTGGGGCCTGACCCTAGCACGCTGGACATTCTCGGTGTCACTGTCACCAAGAACAGGGGCGACGTCAACGTCGATAGTAGTACTACTGTCGAGGGAGACGTGAACGTGAACGTCGAAACAGGCGCCAAGGTGACGAAGAAGGGAGGCTAGTTATGCCTTATGGCATGGGCGCGGGCGGCCTACTTGGTGTCGCCTTCGAAACGGTAGCAGGCACTTACGTGCCTCCTACGAAGTTCGTTCCGATTCTCTCCGAGACGCTGGAGCTGAAGGAGACGAACATCTACCGTACGCCGATTCGTCAGTCGTCGGCGCGCATTGGTGTCGTGCCTGGAGACTACAGTGTCACGGGCACCATTACGATGGAGGCTCTCGAGGACTGCTGCTTGTACTTCACCGAGTGCAGCAGAGCCGCCGGTGTCAAGTCGGGAACTACACCGAACTTCAGCTACACGTATACGCCTACTTCGGTAGCTGTACCGAACAAGACGTTGTCGATCACGGTCGTCAGAAACGGTGTCATCTTCGGCTACGTCGGTTGCGTGGTCAGCAAGCAGACCTTCACGGTCAACAACAACTTGCTCGAGTACGCCTGCGACATCTTCGGACTGTCTGACACATCGCCGTCTCCGGCTCTGACGCCTGTCTGGCCGACCTCTGTGCCTTACGGTCCAGGCTCCTGGAGCGTTCAGATCCCGACGCCGACGCAGGTATTCGACATGGATACCTTCTCGTTCGACATAGACGATGCAGGACAGGAGAACTTCAGACTCAAGAGCGCACGAGGTGCACAGTTCGCCTCGTTCGGGCAGCGCACCTGTCAGATGACGACGACGCGTGACTTCCTGACCAACACCGACTACCTAGCATTCAAGGCCGTGACGGGTCAGAAGCTTACGGTGCAGGTCACCAGTGGCGTTAACAACGGCATTACGTTCGACGTGTTCAACGGTATCATGGACGTATATCAAGTTCCGCTCTCAGGTGTCGGTGACTTGATTCGTGCATCGATCACCTATCAGTCCGTACTCGACTCGGCGGGTAGCGAGTACGACATCATCTACAAGACACAGGAACTCATCACTCCGTAGGGAAACCTGATCCAGAGGGAGGATCTATGCCTAGGGCTACAGTATCAACCGAAGCCGAGATGTACGAGCTCAAGTCTTGCCCCGGCGGGTGGGTTAAGCTTCGTCGTATGTCCTACGGCGAGCGTCTCCACCGGCAGGACATGGCGATGGCGATGTCGATGGAAACAGACCAGCGCAAGAAGACTGCGTCGATGGATGTTAGGCCAATGCAGACCATCGTTGCCGCCTTCGAGCTCAGGACCTGCGTCGTCGACCACAACCTCGAGGACGAGAACGAACGCAAGCTCAACTTCGCTAGCGATACGGACTGCTCTCTGCTCGATGGCAGGATCGGCGAGGAGATAGCACAGCTCATCGAGGACCTGCACAACTGGGATGTGCTACTCCCAAATTCCGACGGGAAGTTCGTGCAGTCGTCTGGCGCAGTAATAGAGAAGCAGGGCAAACGCCTGCCCAAGGGTACGATCGTGACCGCGACCTAGCTGAACAGTTCGTTGCTCTAGTCTATGCGTGTCAAGAGCTACATTGCTTGCCGCATACGGGTGGCTGGCTTGATCAAGATTCGTTCATAGTGTACGGTATGGACGTAGTGATATCGGAGATCAAGGCAAAGCAGGCACAGGAGCAGCATCAAACGGAGCTGAACGCGAATCGCGGGAGACGTTAGTGACAAGTGAAGAGAGACGTGCATACCACAGGGCTTACAATGCTCAGCATTGGCCTGAGCAGTACGCGCGCACGAAGGAGGCGCGTATAAATGTACATGGCCCTAGAAGGCGTGCTAAGCTTCGGGGTGCGTACGTCGAGGACGTGGATAGACGTGTAGTCTGGGAGAGAGACAGAGGACGCTGTCAACTCAAGATAGTGTGCACAGGTCGGCGCGTGCCGTTCAGGAAGATGCACATGGATCATATCATTCCGCTGGCTAGGGGAGGAGAGCATAGTTACGCAAACGTACAGACGAGCTGCGGCCCATGCAACCTAGCTAAGGGTTCAGCGGTCCTGAAGAGCAGAAGGAGAAAGAGAAGGAGGCGGTCGCTATTCCTCTGGGCGTTCGCGAAGTGCTTCTCATCGTCAGGGCTCAGAATCTTGGCTCTGGTGTTCTTCGCAATCTTGCTGGTGATTTCAATAACCTAGAGACGTCAGCAAGAAAGGCTGCCGAGCAGCAGATGCGTACGGGCAACGCTCTGATGGCTGTCGGCGCAGGAGTAGCAGCTGTCGGTGCTGCAGGACTTTTGTTTCTGGGCAAGGCGACTGCAGCAGCTGTAGACTACAATAGGCAAGTCGCTCTAACTCAGACGCAGATGTACGGTGTCAAAGCTACCTTTCAGCAAGTCTCTGATGCAGGTCTGAGCGTCGCGCGCAGCATTGCTGTCCCTCTCAATCAGGTGCAGAGCGGCCTGTATGACATCTTCTCGTCGATGGATGTCAACATGAAGCAGGCCCAGTTCCTGTTGACAAACTTCGCCAAGGAAGCCGTTGCAGGTCAAGTAGACCTTTCTACTGCCGAGCGTGCGACTATTGGTGTTATGAACTCCTACCACATGAAGGTCCAGGATGTTACTAAGGTCCAGGACATCATGTTCAACTTGGTCAAGTACGGTGTTGGCACGTATGGTAACTTTGCTAATGTAATTGGTCGTGTTACGCCCTCTGCTGTCAGAGCGAATCAGACGTTTGAGCAGACAGCAGGCGTTATGGCCTTTCTCACTAGGAATGGTCTATCAGCATCTAACGCAGCTTCCTCTGCAGGTCGAGCTCTAGATGCTATCGGTAAGTCTCGCGACAAGATTGCCAATCTGGGTCAGACTATTTACGACGCACTAGGCGACAAGACTGCCTCCGCTCTGGGTGTTGCTAGGGATAAGGTAATCCAGATCACTGACGCTAGCGGACGTCTGCTTCCTGTCAATGAAATTATGACCAAGTTGGGGACCTCTCTCAAGAACCTGAATCCAACGCAGCTCAACGATGTCCTGAATACGATGTTCAAGGGCACAGGCGGTACGATTCAAGCGATGCGTTTCTTCGACGTCGCTATCCACAACTATAGTCAGCTCAACTCGCTGACTAAGGACATGTACACTAGCAGGGGCGCCTTGAAGGCTGCCTACGACATTATGGCCAACACGCCTGCTGCTAAGATTCAGTTGCTCAAGAACAACTTCCAGGCCTTCATGATCGTCCTAGGCCAGACCTTCCTTCCTATCGTCGGAAAGGTCTCAGGCGTTCTTGCTGAGCTGTTCAACTGGCTAGGCAAGATACCCAAGCCTATCATCACTATCATCGGTATCGTCATTGCAGTAACGTCTGTGCTCCTGGTGCTGTCGGGTATCGTCATGGTAGTCGTCGGCTCCTGGCTAGTCTTTACAGCAGTCATGGCTGCTGCCGAAATCTCTCTAGCTCCCATTGCTATCACTATCGGCATAATTATTGCTGCCGTAGCCGCTCTCGGTATCGCTGCCTTCTTGATCATCAAGTACTGGACTCCTATATCCACTTGGTTCCACAACATGTGGTTCAACATGTGGAGATGGATCGATCACATCTGGCAGCTCATCTACAAGTCGGTCTTCGATGCGTGGAATAAGGTTAAGAACGTATTCCTAAGCATACAGAGGTTCATTACAGGTAGCTTCGACAACTGGTGGAAGACACATGGCGAGGCTATCAAGGAGATATGGAATGCTGTTTGGATCCATATCACTGCCATAGTCTCAAATGCCTGGAACATCATCGGTGGCTACATCAAGGTCGGATGGTCTGTTGCCAGTAACCTTATGCACATAGGTCTCGACGAGATCGAGACAGCGTTCAAGATAACCTGGGACATTATCGTTGGCATTGTCAGAATTGCATGGGACATCATAAGTACGGGCTTCAAGGTCTGGTTCGATGTACTGATTGCCGTTGCCAGAATCGGTTGGGCACTAATTCAGGCGCTCTTCAAGATCGCCTGGGATACGCTAGTCGCAATCTTCAGCATATTCATTGACATTCTTACTGGTCATTGGCACACAGCGCTCGTTGATATGCAGAACCTGGCCAAGCAGATCTGGAATGCTATTCATACCTTCCTCGTATCTGTCTGGAATGCCATTAAGGATGCTGCGCTTCCGATCTTCCACGACGTAGAGTCGATGTTCGTTAACATCTGGCACGCTGTTTATGACACTACACAGCAGGTCTGGAACAACATTACAAGCTTCCTAGGCAGAGTCTGGCAGGGCATGAAGGATGGTGCTCGAGGGACCGTCGACGGACTTAAGAGTATCTGGGATGGTATCTCAGCGGTCTTCAAGGCACCAGTCAACTTCGTCATTGGTACCGTGTACGATAATGGCCTTAAGGCACTCTGGAATGGTGTCATGGGAGCTATCGGGCTAGGCAAGTTCGACCTGCCCAATATTCCGACGATGGCAGCTGGCGGTCGGATTCCTGGCTGGGGCGGCGGGGACAGGATTCCAATTCTTGCCGAAGCCGGTGAGGCTATCGTCGACAAGCACAACACGAAGAAGTACGCATGGTTGCTACATGCGATGGGTGTTCCTGGAATGGCCTTGGGTGGTCTTGTCGGAGGGAACCCAATCGGTGCAATTGGCCACGCCATCTCTGGAGCGACTCACGCTGTCGTAAGCGGAGCCAAGACGGTTCTAGGCCTAGGTGGAACTGCGGGTAAGCTGTTGGCAGCGACAGCCACAGGTAATCAGACAGCCTTTGTCAACGCACTTCTCAGTGTCGCCGGCGGATCGGACGGAGCTGCAGCTGACTTGGCTCAAATGATCATTGGCCTACCCATTTCAATGATGAAGAAGGCCGTATCTAACCTGTGGAGCAAGATAACAGGGGCGGGGAGCGGCGCTACCAATTACAATCCTAGCGGTGGCGTCATGCAGTGGGACGGTCTCGTCAAGCGTGCACTGGCAATGGAGGGCCTAGGCGCTTACTTGGCTTCGCAGGTTGAGTACCAGATGATGACAGAGTCCGGTGGCAATCCAAGAGCCATTAACCTGACCGACTCGAACGCACAGCATGGCGATCCGAGCCGCGGTCTTTTGCAGACGATCATGGGTACGTTCCTGCGCTACCACTGGCCAGGAACGTCGATGGACATTTACAATCCGCTAGCTAACATTGCAGCAGCTATCAACTACGCACGCCAAGTCTACGGTCCGACGCTCATGCGTGGCGGTATGGGCATGGGCTCAGGACACGGCTATAGTCTTGGTACGATAGGAGCCTCTCCTGGCTGGGCGTGGGTTGGCGAGTTTGGTCCAGAGCTGGTTCGCTTCCTGGGTGGCGAGACCGTTCTTGACGCTGCGACGTCGAGGGGTAGGAGCGTTAGTCGCGGATATGCGTCGGGTACGTCAATACCACTACTCATGGCCGAGATTGCTAAGGCAGTTGCTCAGCTTCACCTTTACGAATACGATCTGTCGCGTGCTAAGACTGAGGTAAGTAGGGCACGTTACAGGGCCGATATCAACTACGAGAATGCACGCATCAGGTCGTTGAATGCAAGACTAGCAGCTGCAGAGCATCCGCCACCGAAGCCAGTGAAGGTAACGGCAGCAGAGATTAATGCTGGGATCTCGTTGGCGCTGGCCTATCAGGGCTCGAGTAGCATGACGATTGCTAGGATGCAGGCTCTGCAGACTCAGTACCTCAAGGACATCTCCAAGTACTACACGGGCTCTGCACTCCGCAACCGTGAGACGATGGTAGAGCGACAGACGACAGCAATGGAGGCTGCTGCTACGCATCTGAAGGCACTTCAGGCTACAGCAGCAGCGGCTAGGGCGTATGCAGCTTCAGTCACCTCTAGCATGTCTGGATACGCTGCACTGTCAAGTGCTACTTCTGTAGCTGGTGCGATCGCAGGAACGCCGACAGCTGCAAGTCTCAACATTCTGGGAGCCATTCGGGCCAAGCTCGGTAACCTTCGCAAGTTCGCTGGTCTCCTGACGAGGCTTCGTAAGGCAGGCGCTAGTACTAGTGTCATTCAGCAGATAGTCGCTATGGGTCCTGATGATGGTACTACATACATCGAGGCGTTGCTGTCAGGGCCTTGGGGCACTATAGCTGCACTGAATCAGACTCAGGTGCAGGCAGGGGCTATAGCAGGCCAAGTGGGTCAGGCTGCAGCTGCAGCAGTATATGGTCAGGCAGCTGTAAGTGGCTTCAAGTCTCAAGAGGCTGCATTGACAGCCATAATGAAGAAGCTGGGTAAGGAGCTAGGTTCTGAAGCAGCTAGGTGGATGCATGTGCCTCCAGGCAAGGTACCGAAGGGATACGCTGCGGGTACTACTTGGGCTTCGCCTGGCTACGCTTGGGTTGGTGAGCAGGGACCTGAGCTAGTACAGTTCCGCGGTGGCGAGAGAATAACTCCCGGCAGTCGTATTACACAGAACATTTATATTACCACGCAAGAGATCAATCCGCAGTACCACGCAGCGCAGCTAGGGTGGGAGCTAGCAAGGAGGACTAGCTTATGCCTCCAGTGTTGACTGACTACACCTTCGCCTTCGGTGACACAGGTACGGTACTTAACACCGACAGCATGGGACTTCCCTTCGTTGACATAACGGGCGTTACTGGTCTTGATACTGCACCGTTGAGAACGTCGAGCGACGAGCACCAAGGTATGGATGGTACGTACGTCGACACGCCTTACATGTCAATGCGCACGATCGTCCTTAGTGGTAACTTGTATACTGATCCACATGACACCGATACGTTGCTTGACTCCTTGAAGGCCGACTACAACTCTAATGCAGTCAGACCCTTCTACTTCCAGCTGCCTGGCAGGCCACTACGCTTCTGCAATGCGCAAGGTGGAGGTCTGCAGTACGCTATTGATCAAGGTCGACGCTCGGGTGTGACAGCTGTGCAGTTTACCGCTCTGGCAGGCGATCCCTATATCTACGACTACCCTGCACAGACTGGGGTTATATCCAACCCAGCTGTCATCACTGTAGGCACAGGCTTCAACATGGCCTTCAACGTAGGCTTTGGTGGTGCCATAGCTTCTACAGGAGCGACTGTTGGCAATGCAGGTACGCACAATGCGTATCCAAGGATAACGATTCTAGGACCTATCACTAATCCTGTACTGACAGATAGCTTTGGCATTACGATGACTTTCAGCATAACACTGGCTAGCGGCGACTCGTTGGCTATTGATTGTAGACAGAAGTCCGTTGTTCTAAATGGTCAGGTGAGCAGAAGAAGTGCACTAGCGGGGCTAAGCTGGTTCGCTGTTCCCCCTCATTCGTCTGAGACGATCCTCCTCTCTGCTGACTCTGGTACTGGTTCGGCTGCTATAGCATTGAACTCTACATACTACTAGGAGCGTCATGCCTGCTAACAACCCTCCATATGCAGCGCAGGGTAGAACTGATCACCCTGCAGTACTATTTCGTATGATGCTTAGCGGACTGGCTACTTCTCCCATTGCTGCAGCTAGTACCAGCCCCGGTGGCGGTGTTAATCCATTCTTCGGAAACAGCTTGGCGGTCACTGGTCAAGCTTCGATGAACGTACAGATCGGTACTGGACTGGTCTACGTTCCCTCTACGACTGCGTGGAACGGCATGTACGCATGCTACTGTTCCAGCGCCTTCACTGTCGCACTTGCAGCTGCTTCATCGACGCAGTGGAGACGTGACTACATCGTCGCGCAGATCACCGATCCGGGTGACGCTACCGCGAACTGGAACGGTGCAGTAGTTACCGGTGCATTCTCTTCATCCGCCCCTGGCGCTCTGCCTACGCTTCCAGCGAACTCTGTACCTCTAGCAATTATCAACGTCGTACCCAACATGACCGTAACTACGGGTGGCGGTACGGTTCAAGACGCTAGGCTCTGGCAGCCACTACCTGGACCTTGGCTAACCACGTCGAGTGCACGTCCGCCACTAACTGCGCCGGAGGGTACGCTATGGTTCGAGGCAGATACGAACCAGCTAGGCATCCTTGTCAACGGTGCCTACAACTACCTCTCCGTCACAACGCAGGTAGCAGATACCTGGCACGACTTGCGTCCTGGCGCAGCTGGCTGGAACGGTACGGTATCAGGTGAGTACCCGCCCCAGTACCGAAGGACACCAGACGGTCAGCACGTCGAAATCATGGGTATTCTAGGCATTCCTTCTCCGCCTTATACAGGCGTCAACGCCTTCACGAACCCGTTGCCCGCAGGCTACAGGCCCAACCACCAGGTTCGTTGCTCCTTCAGCCTCGTAGGTAATGGTACATCGAACATGGTGTCTACGGCTACCATGAACGTTCTTACTACGGGTCACATTCAATTCAGCAACCTCCCTACAGGTCTCGCAGGTACCACTCTGTTCATGAACTGCGTATATCCGCTCGACGGATCGGGGCTGATTCAGTCGTGACAGCTCACTACACGTATCTCTCTACAGACCTTATTACAGGTAAGATCCTAGGTGAGCTGCCTGTGAACAACGTGTCGCTGGATTGTCAGCTGAACAAAGCTGGGAACATGCACTGCGGCGGCAAGCTCGACGACGATAGGCTGGACAACAACGAGTTCCTAGTTCGAACAACGCCAGGCAAGACGGCGTTCTGGGTCTACCGTGAGAGTCAGATCGTCTGGGGTGGAATCGTTCTGTCTCGACAGTACGAGTCGAATGGCAAGTCACTACTACTCACGGGACAAACTTTCGAGTGCTACGCTGCTAGGCGATTCCCACGTCTAGTAATCGGCAAGAAGACGATGGTTCTCAATCAGGGCCAGTGCTCTATTATCGACGCCCTGTGGACGCAGCTTCAAGGCGTGCCCAACGGCAGCATAGGCGTTCTATCCTCGAATTCGCTTCCTGCCGTAGATACCGTTGTGCAGTTGACTATTAACGGTTACGATCTGTCGACTAGCTATGATGCGTTGATACAATCCATCTTGGCATCGAGTACAGGGCCTGACTACACTATCATCTGGTTCGAGGATGGTCATGGCAGTCCGCAGGCGCGACTCGTTTCGCAGTCGCCTATAGGCAATCCTGTAGGTATAACGGATCTAGTCGTTGACTATCCCGGTTCTGTCATCGATTACATGTACAATGAGAATGCGTCGTCTGGGAACAACCAGTGGTGGGCTGTTGGTGACGGCGATGGAGCTGCTGCTATTGTAGGATCGGCAGTGAGTACGACGTCGTTGACTTCTGGATATCCGATCTGGGAGGGTGTGAATAACTACAACGGCGTTACGTCACAGACAACTATCAATGCACATGCATCGTCGGATCTATTCTCTATTCCCGTACCACTAGTGACGCACAACGTAGACTTGGCCGGAGACGCCTTTCCTGCATTCGGAACTTATGGCATGGGCGACTATGTTAAGGTGAATGTTACTGATCCACGGTTTCCGCGTGGCAGTAGCTTTAGCGTTCGCGTGATTGGTTGGACGATACAGCCGCCTGATGAAGGACAGGGCAACGAGCAGATCACCCTCGTCTTCGATGAAGCCACAGGAGCTGGTACTGGTGCCTAAGTATCGTTATGCGAAGCCGTTCGACTTGGTAAGGACAGTACAGGGTAACGTCTCCGACATCAAGGCTCTGCAGATTCAAAGTCCAGCGCAGGTCAGGAAGAGTTTGAACCTGATTACGGCAGCGCTGAATCCCAATCCGTTCTTCTGGGGTGGGGACTCAACAGGCTGGGTAGCGACTAATGGTACGTTCGCAGTAGTTAGTGATCCGCCTGCAGGAGCTAGCTTTGGTTATGCAGGCTTGTACACTAACAACGGCTCTGCTGTCGGATATGTAGCTGAGAGTAACAGTACGTTCAAAGCCTCGCCCATTCAACAGTATCAAGTAACGTGCCTGGTCTACTCAGCGTCCGGTTCTGTCGTCCTTGGTTTCAACTGGTACAACGCTTTCCTAGGTACAGTGACAGGACCGACTAACCCTACTATCTCTGTCACTGCTAACACTTGGACAACTATTTCGGCGACTATTGCTGCGCCGCTTGGAACTGCAATTGGCTGTCCTCTGATAGGGCCTTCAGCTGCAGATGGTAGTACGCTTTATATCCAGGCTATTACGGTCATACCCGTTGCCATACCTGGTGCTTGGACGGATCTTAGGTCACTACTACTAAACTCCTTTACGGCAGGAGGAGCAGGACAATATCCGCCGCAGTGTAGGTTGACTCCTGACGGTGAAGTAGAGGTATATGGAACTATAAAGCTCCCTACTACCTATACGGGCGTTCCGTGGGGTACGCTTCCTGTAGGCTATCGACCGCTAACTTACACTATACAGGTAACTCTGTTCGCCATAGAGTCGAACGGAACCTCTACTTTGCAGACGACACCTAGCATGACTATTGATACGGGAGGCAATATGCAGCTTCGTAACATGCCTACGGGGCTAGCTACCACGATTATGTTTATACATACACGCTTCCCATTGGATAGCTCGGGATTGATTCTGACATGAAACTGCTATCGTGGCTCATACCGCAGACGTTCTGGCAACTCGACGAGCCTGCTAACGAGCCTGACGAAGAGGTACCTAAGGATCCTGACCCTCTCGAGTTGCATCATGAGTGAACGAAGCGGGAATCGCAAGCGAGTGACGTCCGACCTAATTGCTTTGGTTCTGGCCGTCACGTTGGGTCTGGCTATCGTATTGATTATGACTGCTGTACTCATCAACGTAATAGATCACCAGACACCCACACAAACACTTGGCGAGAATGCTACGCAAGTAGTCATTGCGATTATCGGAGGATTGATCGGTGTACTAGGAAGCTATCTCGGGGCGAAGGTGGAACGGCGGAAGCACGAAAACGAAAACGGCAAAGAGAATGGAGGACAGTTATGGCTGTCAATGTAACAGCGGATATCGATGACAACGCACCAGCGCATGGTCAGACGATTACGTTCACCTACATCGTCGCTGGCAACGACGCGATCGACCCGGCGCAGGACACTATCACTGGGGTCGCCACTGTCGGCGGCGTGGAGATCGTCGCAACGACCACGCTAACGCTGCCAGGCACTCCGGCTGCATCTGAGTCGTTCGCGCAGCCGACAAGTGCGAGCGGTCTCCTATCGTTCACATCCACGGCTAACCAGAACGTCTTCACAGCTGTCGTGCCGTGATTGACACTATTACGGGGACCGCATTCATCGATGGCGTTCCACACGAGGTAAACGTCACCATCGAGCTGCCGGATACACCAAGGGCAGAGGATGACAGGGCGAGTGGAGAATGGAGGTAAGTTATGCCAATGGGAGATCGTTATCGTCGTCATCGTCGTCGTCGACGCATTCTGTCGGGGGAAGAGTTCAGCTCCGATGAACTAGACCGCGGCGAGGTGGAGCTGGAGCGTGTAGAACCTACTAGCGAAGATCCGCCTCGCGGTGGCTCAGAGCCATGGGGAGTAGATGAGCCAGACGAGGAGCAGTCAAGACGACTCCGACTCTACCGCGAGTACCTGCAGTCCCGCGGCGAAGGGACGGGGCCGTGAGTACCATCCAGGAGATGTGGATTCCATCTCCGCACTTCGGCACTGCAGATCCGCAGAAGCTGAAGGGAGCCTTCCATACGACACAGGGAGCTGATACGATTCAGTCCCTAGGTGGATGGTTCCAGAATCCGTCTGCAATGTGCTCTAGTCACTTCGGCGCAGACAACTACACCACTACGTACGGAGCCTACGTCTCCGAGTCGGATACCGCATGGACGCAAGGTAACATGAACGGCGTCTGTGAGTCGATCGAGCTATGCGGATACGCAGAGTGGTCGAGAGAGACGTGGCTCGGTCCTAAGCTACTCCTTACTCAGAACGCAGCGCGCTGGATGCGCTACATCCACGACAAGTACGCCATCCCGATGGTCTGGCTCAACGACAGCCAAGCTCAGGACTCATGGAGCAAGGGATTCGCTCAGCACGTCAACTTCGGTCAAAAGGGTAGTGGCCACTGGGACTGCGGCGGAGGCTTCCCGACGGACAAGGTCCTAGAGTGGGCCAAGGCCGGTGCACCAGGAACTACTCCGCCAGAGGAGATCGCACCAATAGAGGAGGACGACATGCCTTACTTCGCAGTACCACCTCGCGAGAGGATCGGCGACGGAGACACCGAAGCTGACTTCGCTCCCGGTACGGCAATCAACATCTCGCTGGATGGCTTCCACTCAACCATCGGCATGGGCACTGACGTTAGTGCACTCGGCAACACGCAGGTCCGCTGTGCCGGCCACATCGGGAACAACCAATGGCGAGCTGCGATGCTGTACAACGACGCCAACAGCAACAAGGCCGTGCTCAAGTTCATGGACGGACAGACCCTCAAGAAGTTCGACGTCGTCGAGTTCACCCGAATAGACAGGGGTCAGTTCGTCCTCATACTCAACGTCGGTAAGTAGGCCGTCGTGCCAATGCTCATGCGCGGGTACGACTGCTCCTGGGATCCGCCCGACCAGCAGTGCATGAAGAACTCCGGGCACGTGTTCCTGTGTCGGTATGGATCACGCGACCCGTCTAAGAACCTGACCAGAGCTGAACTGGACTCAGCTCTGAGCAAGGGCATGGCTGTCGTAGTCATCTGGCAAGAGGGCAAGACGCAGATGCTGCGTGGTCAGTCTGGTGGTCAGACTGACGCCAGAGACGCAGACGCCTTCGTCAACGGCCTCGGTATGAACGGCACTCCGGTCATCTTCGCGTGCGATCAGGATTACGAGGCGTGCTCGTCGACAGACAAGTCTGCGATCGACGCCTACTGTGACGGCGCGAAGTCGATAGTCGGAATCGCACGGATGGGCGGCTACGGAGACGACGCGTTCTGCAAGCGGATGTTCGACACCGACCGGATCACGTACGGGATGCAGACCTACGCCTGGAGCGAAGGCATGTGGGAGCCGCGCTGCCAGCTTCGTCAGGTGCGTAACAACGTTGTCGTATGCGGTGGCACGATCGACTACGACGAGGCTTGGGCTGATGACTACGGCCAGTGGCCACGCCCATCCGCACCTCCGGTAACGACAGTCGTCGACGACGAGATGGCAGTGTACACGTCATACTGAAGGTAACCTGAGACTCCTAGCCAGGCCTCCTGCTAGGCTTACCCGCCCCTAGCAGCCCTCGAGGCCTGGCTAGGGCTCTGCAAGTTCGTGGAGTTTGAGTAGGAACGGATTCTTAAGCATTGGACACGTCGAAGCACTATCGCAGCAGATCCAGCGGATCATGTGCCGCATCGCATCGTTGGCATGCTTCCACTTAGTAGCGGGCAGAGCCAATAGCCCAAGCATCTCCAACTTCTCGTCGGTGGCGAAGGCTTTGGCTTGGCCTGCGCTCTGCCAGACGATTGGCACGTTTGCCATCTGACCGTAGAGCTTGATAATGCCCACGTAGTCACGAGCTGAGATGTCGGCCCACTCGTTGCCACGGTTGACGAACTGCTCGCCGATGACGAGATCCGGCCTCCTGGACTGGAGGAAAAGCCACAGGAGCTTGTGATGTTCGAAGGTGCCACCCATCTGACCATGGTCGAAGTGCTCCCATAGCCGCTTTTTCCATACCGGACAGCCGTAGTTTATTTCTACGTCGAAGATGGTCCATCCTGTCGTTCCACCTGGGTCGAGGGCTGCTATCCTCATTGTTGTCTCCTTGTATTCTGTTCCTAATTAAAGACTGAGAGAGACCGTGTTAGCTCACGCGCTTATTAGCGATACGTAAATCTTATACTCCTAAGGTTAGACTTTAATCTAGAACGTCTAACTAATGGTTCTCCAACTTTTTGAGCTCTAGCTACAAAAATTGCGAGAGGCGTCCTGCTACGTTATCCCACTTCCTATACAGAGCGTAGTAGTCCATGCTTCCGTCAGAAAATAGTACGCCTTCTTCTTTCAAGATGTCTCGAACGTTCGTTAGCAGTAGGCCCTCCTGTAGCTTCTCGTACATGTTTAGAAAGCGCTCTGGATTACCTAGCGGATGAGGTACGCGGACGTCCTTAGTAGTTTTTGCCTTTGCAGTAGGACCACCGACTTTCCTTCGCTTCATGTAGCTGCGCATATATGTACGTCTACAATCAACGCAGTAACCGGATCCCTTAGCTCTCGGCTTCCCGCATTTGCAATTACCTGGAGCTACCATCGGCTATTTCCTTCCTCAATTCGTCGGCTTCTGCTTGAAGCTCTTCTATCCTCGCTTCCAGAATGGAAAGCCGCGCCTGTGGAGATTTGCGGTCTCCGCGGGTCCGGAGTTCCAAGTTGTCGATAGTAATGTGAGTTCGGTCGTTGTCAATGAACTTGACGAACTCGTTCGGCTCAAGCTTCCTGCCTAGCTTCTCTTCCATGAGCAGGGTGTGCGTTGCTACGAAGCCACGATCGGGCGTCTTGGTGTGATGGTATCCGTTGGCGTTGATGAAGGTCGCGCCTACCTCTGCTGCTTGTCCCCTTGGCACTAGAGCTGTCCCCAATCAGTTCCTGTAGTGATATCGACTTCGATATTGACGTAGTTACCTACGACTTGCTGTCCGGATTTTATCATGTAATACTTGAGTATGTCTGCTACCTTAGCTGCATCGTTACGGTGGCACTCAGCTAGGAGGCTGTCGTGTACGATGTTCCGAATGTATCCAATGCCCTTGAGCTCGGGTCGTATCCAGGTAAGTGCTTGTAGACAGGTGTCCGAAGCGATAGACTGAGGTAGGAAGGCTAGCGCCTCGTTGAGGACCTCATGCTTGTTGTCAGGTGTAATGAGCCAGAACCTACGGTGACGTCCGAATGGCGTAATTAGATCCTTGCCTTCGAGAACGGCACGACGTGTTTGCTCTCGGAACTCTACGATGTTGGGTATAACGCCGAAGAAGGCACGCATGCCTCGCTGCGCCTCTGCAAGCTTGAGGCCGAACTCTTCTGCGATGCTCTTCGCCTCGCGACCGTAGCTGAGACCGTAGAAGTAGGCCTTGACACGAATGCGCAGTTCCTTCTTAGCTGCCTTAGACAGATCGCCTGTCTCTCCGTATAGCACAGGCGTTAGTTCGTCGAACAGGTCTCGTTCGGGATCGTTAAAGATGGCGCGAAGGTATTCTTCCTTAGCCAGCCAGGTTAGTATTCGTGCTTCGATCTGCTTGTAGTCAGCGTTCACGAATACATTATCAGTATGTACAGGTACGAACTGTCGTCGGATCCTACTGGCACGTGGGATGTTCTGCAAGTTAGGATTGCGACAAGAGGGCCTTCCAGTAGTTGTTCCGTGAAGCAAGAAGGTAGGAAAGACTCGTCCTCTGTACACGCGTCGACGTATGCCCTTGACGTAAGTGCCGAATGCCTTAGCGTCTAGTCGGTGCTCTTGTAGTGCAGTGAGGAAGTCATAGTACTCTCCCCAAGGTTCAGGACAACGTGCTACGAGACTAGCAATGACCTCTTTGTTCGTACAAGGTCGCCACTCGCCTGCCTGATTCCTCTTTCGCGGCACGGTAATGCCGAAGTGCTCCCGTAGCACCTTGACAATTTGCATAGGCGAGTTTGGATTGAAGCCAGGTAGCTCAGACGTTGTTTGCATGTCGTAGCGAAGTAGCTCTAGGCGTTCGCCGTAGAAGACAGACAGCTCGTCGTTGTATCGTCTGTCGATGCCTATGCCGTTTAGCTCGACGTACATGATCTCGTTCGACGCACGCACTAGGAAGTCGTGCAATGCTAGCAGCTCGGGTTGCTGAGCTAGCATCTTTGCAAAGACTTCGTACAACGCGTAAGTTGCAGCACAATCGTACGCGTTATACTTGTATAGGACGTCACGAGGAATAGCGCCGTAGCCTCGTCCTCCCACTAGGTAACGCTTGATCTCGTCATCGTACCGAGGAGCGCCAAGGAGCTCGACTGCCATGTACTTCAGGTTATGGATACCTGGACGCTCGTCGAGTGCGTAGGAGGCTAGCATCGTATCGAACCAGAGACGTACAGCTCCTATGCGATGGAACAGCCCCTCTAGGTCGAACTTGCCATTCTGCGCGATGATTCGATTATGCGCACGCAGGTACTTGCCGAACGCTGCTACGAAGGCTACATCGTTGCTAGCAGTCTCGCCGAAGACACAGACCTTACCAGGAGCGTAGCCGACTCCTACGCACAGGAGTCGGTGGCGTGAGGAGTGCTCGAACGACACATCCTTGTCGATGTCGCTCTCGATGTCTACTGTTATGGGAGTGCTAAGGGGTAGCTCGTCGATAGCCTGACGAGCTATAATTGGATCGTCTAGTACGGTGTATTGCGGCTCGACCCACTCGTCGACCTGCCTGACGAGCTTTCCGAAGTCGTTTACGATCGATGGGAAGAATGCGTCTCCCTTGGGCCTGAAGCAGGCTGCGGGGTGGAACGTTGGTATGATACGAAAGTCATGTTCAGGCGTCCTGCGCGGGGGGCCTGTGCGCAGCTTCGTGATTCCACCTTTAGTTCCCAGGAGCGATTGTGTGGCCGAGTTACCCATAGCCACAACAGTATCAACCCCCCTGCCTTGTAGCTCCTGAAGGAGACGTTGCCTACACGAATGAAGCGCGTTCGCGGAGGGGGTTGCGTTGTCAGGAGGCCTGCAGAGACAAGCATTTGTGAGTAGTGTCGCGTCACGGTCGATGCCGTAGTGTTGGAGGATCTTGTCGAGGAGCTTACCACTGGCCCCCACAAAAGGTCTTCCAATGCGAGCTTCATTAGCTCCAGGAGCCTCTCCGACGATTGCGAGTCGCGCTCTCTCTGGTCCATAGGACGGAACGAATCGCCCATCATCGTATAGATCACACCTTTCACACTCGGCGAGTGGATGCTTGCGAGGTCTATCCATTTGCCCAAGACCACAGGGTATCGATGTTGTCTTTCACGAGGTCCGCATCGACGTTCCTACAGTCGTGCGTGAAGTAGTTCTCTACGCGCATGCCGACTTTGCCTCTGCCCGTAGTTTTGTCTAGGCTTTGTCCTGCCATAGCCCAGACATAGGGTGCAGAGGTGTCGATGCTGAGTGTGCTCCTGTTGTTGAAGTACCTGATCTCTGCAGGCCAGGTACGTGAGAGACCTAGGAGGTGTATTGCATGCGGAGCTCTGTTCATGATTCGATCAGCTAGTCTGACACGTGCACTGCGTGATATCTCCTCCGTTATCCACCTTGGAAGCCCGATGACAAAGGTCATCTGGAACTCCTCCTCCATCTGGAGGTAATGGAAGAAGCACTCACGCAGTTCGAGCTTCGTCGAGCCTTGGACGATCGCTACGAACTGGAGAGGTGGAGGAGTGACGAGTGCATGCTGCATCTCCCACATATGCAGGAACTTCTTCGCCTCCTCGATGGTTCGTTGCATGCTGCCCATCACGTCGGGCAGGCAGAACATTTGAACGCTGTACTCGTCGATGGTATCGTGTAGCTGTTCGAAGCTGAGGTCCGTAGATCCTCCCACGGCCTCGAAGGCGCCGTTGTCGAGCATGGTAGTAACGAGAGGGTTCTTGCCTTCTCGCCTGTAGTAGTCACGGTAGGGCTCAGATGTCCTCAGGCCTTCGGGAATGATCATGTTCAGCGCGTGTCCGACTATCGTGTGAGTCAGCTCACCTGGTGGAATCAATGCTACGCGCATGCCTACTCCGTTCTGAATCCGAATAGTTCCTTCGTTGACACGAACCCCTCTCGACCTACGTCTGGTTCCTCCTCGAGGGCGTTTGCTACGGCTTGCTGAAGGAGGAAGAGCTTGATGTAGGTGTATCGTGCATAGTTGGCCAGGTCGAGAACTTCTTCCATAGCCATTGCGACGGTGTCGTTGTCGAGGAACGTCAGCTCGCCGTACTTCTTCTGTCCTACCTCGTGACGCCTCTGGCAGCCCTCGTCGAAGGCCTGGTTAGCTGCTTGGAGTGCTTCCGCCAAAGCGGATGCTATTGAACTCTCGTTTGGCATTGTAAGCCTCCACCACGTCGACGTTTAGTAGTCCGAGGATGTTACAGAGATAGATGAGGACGTCGATAGCCTCCTCCTTCATGTGCTCCTTCTCCGCTTCGTACGCGTTCGTGCCACGTACGGTCTTCTTCACCAGATTGGCGAGCTCTCCCACTTCGCCGGCGAGTGCTAGTGTCTGGAAGGGCAGATCCTTGGAGGTGTCAGGGAACCAGCGTTCGCTGTCCGCGAGGCACTGAGCGATTATGCCCTCGATCGTGCGTGCAGGCCTGTTCTTGTGCCACTGGGGCTGTGATGTACTCATTTACTGTCCTATCGCTTTGAGGAATTCGTTCTTGGCTGTTCGTTCGTGCAGACTGAACACGCCTCGCATGGTTGCTGTGTACGTAGTCGTGCCAGGTGCCTGAACACCTCGGATGGTCATGCAGAGATGTTCGCACTCCATGACCACTGCTACGTCGTCTGTTTTCAGGCGCGCCTGGAGCTCGTCGGCGATGTCGTGAGTCAGCTCCTCCTGCACACGCAGCGCTCGAGCTTGGTTCTGAACCAGCCGAGGTATCTTTGACAGACCAACTACACGCTCCTGTGGAATGTAGCCCACCCAGGCGAAGCCGCGGAATGGAACGACGTGATGTGCGCAGAGGCTGACGACAGGGATCTGCTTGATGATGATCATGTCACGGCTCTTCGCCGGAAACGTCGTGAACTCGAAGGGTACTGGAGTCGTCATCTCTCGAAGCATTTGGACGAAGCGTGACGGCGTCCGCTGCGCGTGCTCGCTGATCGGATCCATATGCGCTACGTCTAGGAGCAGGTACTCAGCTAGTCCCTCGATGCTTAGGAACCTTGTATGCAGCAGTTCGTAGGGCTCCTCGTCGGTGCTCTCTTCCCCTGTTACCATCTGATAGTCGACGCTCTCTGTCATGTTCCCCTCACGTTGACTCCGTAGATGTACTGGTGTACTTGGACGTTAAGCTTCCAGGGTACCTTGTACTTCGCGATGAGTGCAGCAACGTCTTTGGCTGTCCACGTACCTCCCCAGACAGCTCCGACGAAGACTGGGACGTGCGAGTCCTTCACTATCGATTCCCAGACCTGAAGAGCGACGCCGAAGTCCTCCTCGTCGGCGACGGTGAACTTGACTGCGCCGCCAAAGCCTGCTATGAAGGCGAGGTTTCTGCTTCTTGAGTTGATCCACGTTAGCTCGCCTGAGCCAGGAAGCTTCCAGTCCATAACTGGCCTGATACCTAGCTCGAAGAACCTTTCCGGAATCTCGAAGGTGCCGTTGGTGAAGGCCTCGATGTAGTAGCGACTCATTTCGTCACCATCGGTATCTTGTCGCATGTTCTCGAGTAGTGCAAGGAGCTCGTCGTGAGACTGGAGGAAGGGCTCTCCGCCTGTCAGACACACGTTGCTGGCTCCTGACTCCCCTCGCATGCGCTTGATGTCAGCTGCTAGCTCCCAGCCTCGACGCGAATACTGCTCGTTCCTGTACAGCTTGGGATTGATAGCGAACTCGGAGTCGCAAGGCCAAAGGGCGCACTTGAGGTTGCAGCCGGCGAACCTGACGAACTGTGTCAGCACGCCTACTTCAGGTCCTTCGCCCTGCGTCGACGTATAATGTTCGACGACCCTAAGCGCTGTCATCAGCCTGCTCCGTCGAAGCTCGCCCACGTCTTCGGCGTCTCCGAGACGTGGATGGTGAGCATGTAGCTGCTGTGCGTCTCCTTCATCAACGGAGCTATCACCTCGTTGACTGGATCCCAAAGCCACCTAGCCAGAAGCTCCGCCGTCGGATTATCGTCCATGATGTCGTTCAGGCACTTATGATCGAGTCGCTCGTCGATCATGTGCTTGACACCGTCGAGCTCTCCGTAGTCGAGAACGAAGCCGACGTCATCGAGTTCGATCGCTGTGATCTCGACTCTGACCTTGTAGTTGTGACCGTGCAGGCGTGCACACTTGTGAGAGAGTGGCAAGCCCTTGAGATAGTGTGCGGCACTAAACTCGAAGTCCTTCGAGATGGTGTAAGTCATTGGATACCTACCTGCGTCTTCCAGAACTCCGAATCTGCGTACACGGTAAGGTCTTCGATGCCTGCGTTATGCAGCGCTTCTAGTCGCTCGACGCAGGTTCCGCACCTGCCGCAGTGGACATCGTTGCCCTCGTAGCAGGACCAGGTGTTCTCCACAGGAACTTGAAGACTCTTCGCTACTTCCGCTATCTCCGTCTTGGACATGTTGAGGAAGGGAAGATTGAGGTGCCAGTTCTCGTGGAGGAAGCCTTCGTTGCCTACGAGGATGGCCTTCGTGAGCTCGTGCCAGAACACAGGTCGGCAGTCGGGATAGATGGCGGCGTCGCCGTTGTGCGGCGCAGCTGCGACGTAGCTGCCATCGATCGCTATGCAGATCCCTGTCGCGATGGACATCATGATCATGTTCCTGTTGGGAACGACCGTCTTCCTCATTGACTCGTCGGAGTAGTGACCGTGAGGTACGTCGGTGTACATGTCGACTAGAGCTGAGCCTGATCCAGCTAGATGAATGCCGAGATTGGGTACGTTGACCCTCATCCACTCCAGTCCCAGCGACCCTGCGTGCACGCGTGCGTACGTGACCTCCTTGATGTGACGCTGACCGTAGTCGAAGCTTACTGCGAGCGGGCTACGTCCATCTGCGACGAGCTTGTACAGCATCGTAACGCTGTCCAGGCCTCCTGATACGATTGCGACTCCGTCACTCATTAGTCCTCCACGAGTGAGTTGTAGGTTGTTGCTCTTCCCTCTCCACCCTTGGCTATTAGACCTCGGCCGATGAGTGTCTTCTCGACGTCGTCCATCTCTCTAGCCGTCAGATGGTAAGCCTGCATTAGCCTGGAGCGTGCAATGCTCCCTCTACGCTGCACAGCCCTCAGGATTAGTTCGATCTTGTGCTCGATCGGACCCTTGCCAACGTTCAGGACTACGTCGTTGGCATATCCTCTCCACTTGTCTCCGTATGCAGCTGCGCGTATGACATCGAACTCTTCGACCACTACAGGGCCCTCAGTACACCGTGCTGCTGCTAGGAGGATAGCGGCCTTGAGTATACTAGCAGCTAGGCGTACGTACATAGGCACTAGCGTACTCTTCATCTCCTCGCCGCTGTCGACTCCGAGCTCCGTTAGCGTCTGCTCTACGACGTTGTAGCGTGCCCACGCCTGCTCCGTCATTGTAACGTCGACAGGCACCTCGCGAACGCCTACGACTTTGTCTTTGAACGTAACGGGTTCTGTATGTACGTGTGCAATTGCTATTTGTCGTAGCTCGGTCAGGATCGCTTCTCGTCCTTCATAGTTTATCGCCTCAGGTGGCCCAAGAGGCTTAACCCTTGAAGGATCGCTTTCAGCCGTGACAAATACGAAGCGAGGCATGAAGCCAGAGTCGATGTCTTCTGTCGTGCTGACTCGCTGCATCTTCGACTTGATACCGCCGGCGAAGATAACAAGACGAGGGTCTCTAATCGTAATCTCTTCTTTACGCAGCAGACGTTTCTGCGATCTTCCGTCGTATAGCTTAGTCAGGAATTCTTTGAACCCTGACATGTAGTCTTTCCTGTTCATCTGCTCCATGAAGCCAGTGAACTCGTCACGAAGGAACAGACTCACCTTTCCCGGTCGCGTCGACAACGCTGTCATGAAGCCCTCGACCGATCCGTCTGTTGCTAGTAGTAGGCTGTCGTCTACCTCTAGCACTAGGTCCATCGATAGGTCCATCGCCGTAGACTTCCTTGTCAAAGTCGTATCAGCGAGAATCATGAACCAGAGATTGGGTGTCACGTAGCCGTAACTCGTAGGCAGTCGAACTGATCCTGCTAGAAGAGTAGACAGTGCTACGAAGGCGCCTGCTTCGTGATACTGCCAAGCTGCATCACCGATCTTCTTTGCCCACTCAACGTACCTCTCTACAAAGGACGGAGTAGCCATAACCAGTTCGCGTTCGGCAGCTGTGATCAGTGCTATTTCTGTTCCGAGAGGCTGCGTTGCCAGCTTCGCTTGTTCTGTATGCCTCGCTTGTGCACGGCAGACATCTTTCCAAAGTCTAATCGCGTTGTCGCCGAACTTATTGCAGACTGCATCTCTACACACCTGATACACGTCTGCCATTGGTAGTCCAGCTTCAAAGCAATACATTTCGAGTCGGAACAGTGCGCTTGAGCGATCTGATTCCGGCGCCCTGTGGAACAAGGTGAATGCGGCACCGTTAATGCGATGCCTGTTACGCTCGAGGATCTTCTCGCCGTCTTCAAGTACGAGCTCAGGGAATGGTACGTCTAGGTATTCATATCCGGCAACTTGATCGTAACGACGACGGAATGTCTCAAGGGTGTATACGTCATCATTCCAATCCACGATACGGACTTTAGGAGCCTCGGCACCTTGTCCGTACTTGTAGTTACGAGTACCAGGTACCCGAAGTAGCTGGGTGAGGTCCCATCCGCTCCGATCACTACCATCATGGGAATGACCGTAGGCGATGCGTCTGGCGACATCTTCTGCATCTTCGGGGTCAACGGATCCGTCGAGGGCCCAGATGGCCTGAAAGCGTCCCGGACTAGTTTCATAAGATATGGTAGGCGGGATATGAATCTTTGCAGGGTCGCAACTATCCAGATCAGCCCAGATGCTAGATACAGGACCAACATTAGACTTGACACGTCGCCTATCCTTCAACAACTGCGGGCAGAAGTACACGTTCTCTACTAGTGCCCTAGACCTTACTATCTCTACGACCCTCTCGACCTCATCAGGGTAAGGATAGAACAACTCAGTGAACTGGCCGCCAGGCCTACGACAAGCAATGCAAATAAACCCTGTTGTCTCGCCGAATGTCGTCTTGAAGAAGTCAACTAGGCTTGCCATCCTAGTAGTTCCTTATCCTACTCGAGTGGGGGCCGCCCGAGACTCCGAGCGGCCCCCAGATGTCGGACTACGGAAGGATGCTGGTCTTCTTGAGTCCCGCTCCAGCCGCAGGCTCGCCGGAGACC